CGGCTTATACCCCTGCCCGAGCGCCAGCCATTCGCCCTGCGGCTCTTCGGTGCTTATCGTAACAAGGTGCCCGTCAGGATGGCTCGTAGGCATCATGTTCGCTTCCTGAATAATCGTGTTGGACATCGACAGCACATCTATGATTTTAGGAACAACCTTATGATCCGGCCCTAACATCTGCTTGATGTCAAGGTAATTGGTATAATCAACTCCTGCTACTCCACCCATTTTATGCCTCCTTTGTCTTCTTGGCTAATCTCCGTAGAGAGCGCTCAAAAACTCGTCCCGTTCCTCTTTTGCCGATTTTTCCCGCTGATTATCGCCTTTGATAAAGCTGTCATCAGCGAATGCGGACAGCAGCTTTTCAAGACCCAAGATGAATCTGGAATGATAAGCCGCTCCGCTCTCTTTGATGGCATTGATGAAGTCATCACCGGCCAGCGCTCTCGCCTTGCTGCTTATGGCTGATATTTTGGCCGTAATGCCCGCATCGTCGGTTTTCCATGACTCACGAAGCTCTTTGACGGAACCGTCCATCGATTCCCTGACCTTTGCCTTGTAATCTTCCAGCGCTTTGGCCTCTATGCCCAAGATGTAATCATGAAAACCTTTTGCCTGGTCGGACGTAAGCTTCAGCTCGTGAGCCTTGATGCTGAAATCGGCATAGGCTGCATTGTCGCTTTTTATGCCGTAATCTTCCGGCTTGGCCGGAACATCGGGAACATTAATATCGACATACGCCTTTGCCAGCTGCCCCACATCGTTAAAGTCCTTAAGCTTGTCGCTTGTCCTGATTTCATCAGGCAAACCCTTTCGCCAGTCCTGCACATCCGTGTTATCGGGTGCATTATTGTCTACATCCATCATTTTTCTCCTTTTGTACCTGATTTGAACATTAAAAGTATTGATTCAGGTCTCGCCTCGGCCAGCGCCGTAAAGACCATCAATCCGAACTTATTAAGGGCCTGTATCTTGTGAATATCCGCATTATTTGCTGTCCTTGTGCTAAACAGTCCCGACTCTCTGATTATCCAGAATAAAACATTGAGCCCCGCCTTGCTGCCGGAGATTTCAGCGATGTCGGCCAGCAGCTCCTTTGCAAAGGTCTGAGCGTCAAGCTGCTGCATTGACACCCTCCATCAATGGCGTACCTTTTACCGCCTGAACAGATTGCATGGCCTCCTGTCGATATTGCTGTGCCTGCTGCTGACGCTGCACTTCCTCCATAGCTTCCACCTTGGCCTTCCTGATTGCTCCCACGGCGTCCGCCTCAATGTTTATCCCCGAAGGCAGGCTTACAAGATCGGCATAATAGTCTATCGCACCATCAACATTAAGTTTATCAAGCGCTTCCGCCTTTGCCTGAGATAAATTAAGAACGAAAGAAGCAAATCCGTTAAGGGAGCCAACCTTGGACATCTTGCGAGCCGTAGCTAGCGGTGACGTATAAACGTAATTGATTTGCTGACCAAACAGCTGCGGTATATTGGGTGCAGGGATAATTCCACGACCAGCCAGAATGTCCCATGTAATATCGAGAACAGGGTCAAGCAGTTCAATAAATTGCCTCTCGACAACATTACCTAACATAAGAAGCTTTTCCTGCTTGCGTTCCGCCACTTCAGTCGCCGTCATACCCCTTACGGGCGCATCAGCAGTTAAAAACAGGTCGGCGAACAATCCCGAACGAAGTCTGGCTTCCATCATTTCAATATCTTTCATGACGCCGACATAATCGAATTGAACATTATTCAGCGCCTGGAGCCCCCCACCCTTGAGCATATCGACAAAGGTAATCCCTCCGGGCATGGTATTAATAGGTTTATTCCTGAGGCTTTCCTGCCCGACGAGCGGCGGATCCGCCTGCCTGTGGACAGCACCTTCCTTTGTTATCTGCATGTCCTGAAGCTGCTTTATATCACCAAGCATTTCCATACATGGCGATATTCCATAGGCATTAGAGCCTGATATTTCCCATCTGGGAATAGCAGCCGGAAATTTATTGTAACCACGGGTACGATTAGTATAATGATTGCCATCTTCCCAATATATAGACAGCCAGCGCTTTTTCAGATTGTCTTTATAATTCGGGTCATAGTCAGGATTCGGAACTATTGAGTGGTAAAATTTAACATATATGTCCTTTGTGGCCTCATTATCGTAAAGATGCTTGACGGAATTACTGACATGCTCATAACCAAACAGCTCTACTGCCGCCGATGCCGTTATATAAAACATGCGCTTCAGTACATTAGGTTTTCCGTACGCACCAAAGCCAACCCAGTATTCACCTGCGGTCAACGCGTGATAATGAACAGCCCGTTCATTGTCTAGTTCCTCGACCAGAATGCAGCCCGTTCCGAAATAAAACTCTTCGGCATATGTAAACTGTATGGCATCGTAAAAATTAGTCTTCGGCAGATGCTTCAACAATGCCTTCTTTGCGGTATTAAGCCATACTGCCGCCTGATTGACCCTGGACAGTCTTTCATCGGCATAAACCATGTCGAACCAGTCAATAGCCTGTGAGGTCAACCCTGACGTGATGCCGTTAATCGAGAAGGTGGCATACCGCTTGGCTGTATTATCGATTATACGGTCGAACCTGTCCGACTGATTGCGGCCAGGCACATACCAAAGATAGAAGCCGCGCTGAGGACATACGAAATTGCTTATCTCCTCCCATACGGCCTCATAAGTATATCTGTCGGTTTTTAACTGAGTAAGTCTGTTGGCAAGGTCTTGCGGTCTGGGAAGCATTAGATGAGCGCCCCCCAGTTAACGGTTTTTCCAATGTCTCGTCTTGCGCCTGCCAATCTTGAATAATATTCCAGCTTTGCGCGGCGCTTAACTAGTTCTTCGTCTCCGCCAAGTTGTTTTAGTATATCGGCCAACGGCTGACCCGTGTTCATATTTATCTCTTGATTTTCCCAGTCAAAAAGCTGCGAATATATTTTAAAATCATCCTCAGAGATAATATCGGAGAACTTTGCATATCTTTCCTTGAATGCATCCTGTCCGCTTTTTTTGGGTTTATCTTTCTTGGTAAAATTATCCCAGAACGGGTCTTGTTCATTTTTAGTCACAGGGCCCATTGTGTTGTCCTCCTGTATGATATGGGTTTGCGATGTTCCGAATAAACCGTCTTATATACATTGGACTGATTCCTTGATTCGTCCTGGTAGTCAGTTTTTTTAGCGACAGGGAATGCGAACGTATGAATGAGAGCGTCGGCCACATCCGGACTGCCATAACCACGCTTTTTTATGTCATCCTTGCTTTCGATCTGAAGCTTGCCCGTCATGGTATATAGATATTCAGGTATGGCTAACTGCTCGGCCATGTCTGTGTCATCAACAGGAAGCTGCGCGGTCTTTAGCCACTCCCTGCAATTTGCCCACATCTCTGCCCTGAGGTTAAGATAGTCGGGTTTGCCAGACGACTCGCCGCTGTTGACCTCGATGATATCGAATCCAAGCTCCCTCAGCCTGTCGCATACACCCGCGCCGACACCTATGCCATCCACAAATACGGCGTCGGGATTATACTCGCGTATCTCGCTGATTATCTGGCGAACCAGAGACATGGTATCCAGCCCACGATACTGCTTTGATTTCCACGCCATCAAGCCCTGTCGGCGGACTATCACGGAAGCGTCATCGCCATATCTGGCTACATCGACACCAAGTATTTTTGGCGCGAAGTCAAAAGCCGTGTCGCTGTAAGACCTGAGTAATGCAGCATCTATTAGCGACTGGCTTATGAACTGATTAACCGACGCACTCGGTATCTCGCCACGGACATGAGCCTTATAAAGGTCGTGCTCTCTGTCACCGCCGCACTTATCGAGCCAGGAAGAAATAAACTCTTTACTTACAAGTGGACTGTCCTCACTATTGAGCGTGAGATTGCACCACTGATGCTTGTACTTGCGGAAAGTATCAACAAAGAAGCCCTGGGAGCGAACGGGATTGCCTGTGAGCAGGATACGATTGTTATCACCGGTGAGCGAGCCTTCTATTGTCTCAAATATCTCGTCTGGTACGCCGCTGGCCTCGTCGATAATAATGAGCAGATATGTATTATGAAATCCCTGAAGGGCATCGGGTGCCTCTTTCCGCGCCGTACGTCCTACGCAATACCATGTCTGCGGATGATCTTTATGATAAACGCGTTCTGACGTTACAGTAAACTGTTTTCTCAACCACGGATGCAAGTTATTGTGTAGTTTTTTTATCTCTTGCCACACATTGTCTGCCAGCTGATGTCCTGTCGGTGCTGATGCAGCAACAACACTATGAGGATAGCAGCAGAGCATCCACCATGTAAGGATGGCGACAGAGCGAGTTTTGCCTAACCCGCGCCCCGATTTGGCGCTTACTCTCTTATTGCCTGCAACCGCCGTCAGCAAATCGATCTGTTGCGGAGTGAGTGGATCGGAATTTAAAAAGGCTTGCTTAGAAAAAGTAACTGGTGAGTTCTGCCATGAAGCCATCATTGCCGCGGCGTCAGGCATTATTCTTCTCCAGAGCCTTGCGGCACAAATCGGCCAGACTGTCGCCAACCTCATGCTGCAATGTAGCCTTATCTCCATACTTCTGGGGATCACGTTTGGCGGCGAGCCATTTAAGCGTATCCACCTTCAGACGGCTGCGGTTAACAAACTCGCTATTACATATTCTTTTTGCGCCCTCGCCGTCCTTGTCCGTTGCGGCTACAAATATTGAATCCTGAGAATCATCATAAGCCACGCGAAGCGCTTCACGAGCTAACGCATCAGCTGAATCAATGCGAGCTTTTGTATACATTGCTGATAATTCCGGGTCTTGATCTTTCCACAGTCTAAAAGTGCTAAAGTCCGGCATTCCGGGCTCTTTACAGATATCTTCGGCAAATTCGCCATTGATAGCGACTCTATGGCAAACTATTTCATAGATTTTTTTCCGGTTATATCGTCTGGGAGCGCCTCGGCCCCGTTTGGGTTTAGAGTTTAAAGTTTTATCCATACCGCCGTAATCGGCAAGTTTAAAAATATAGTCAAGCCGCTTTACAAGCGCATATACAGCCTAATCACTACCTGATTGCTACGTAAAAGGCAGGTAATTGAAACGTTATTAAAGTAAATTAATTATTTTTTTGTCAATCTCCTATTGACATCAAAATTGCTTTGATGTATTTTGCAATCATCAAACAAGGAGGATTAATATGGCAAAATGGCAATCAAGCGGAATATATGAGCATCCCGCCAAACATCAGGCGGGAACATATGGACAGATTCAATTTTCTGATGCTGGCGTGTATACGCTCAAAACTGGAGGCTCTCATATGAGTTGCCCTCAAGATTGGGCGGCGGCAATCCATGCGGAGGAAACTGGACAGACCGGATCGATGATTATCCGCAAAATACCAGAGGCATTAAGACGTGACTTTAAAGCTTTGTGCGCACGAGAAGGAATAAGCCAGCAGGATAAAATCATAAATCTAATAAGTGAAGCCGTTAAGGCGGGTTGATTCCCGCCTTTTTTCACCTGTATTTTTCTTGTAGCCAGGCTTCAATATTCGGCATGTATGCACAATAGCACCTGCCATCCTTTTTTATCGGCAGGCCTTCTTTTTTGTACCGGCGGAACACGCCATTATTGTTAATCCTGAGATAAGCCATGATCTCTTTCTTGCTTTTTAACAGTTTAACGCTTTCCATGAAAACCTCCCATTAATAAATCCTAGCCTCGCCCCGCCACGCCTTGCCTTGCCCAGCCACGCCCCGCCCCGCCGCGCCAGGCCCCGCCTCGCCACGCCCCGCCTAATCCCACTCGAATATTTCAAACTTGCCGAATAGTCCCCTGAATGTCCCGAGTCCTATTGCTAATCCGCCTTCGGTAAACAGGTTTTTAATCTCCTGTTCTTTTATTTCTCTGTTTGGATATATTTTCAACGTGAATTTTAATTCCCAGGGTAAAGGCAACACAGGTCTTTCTTTTGGGTTTGGTATTCCCTTGTCGAGTCTTGCCACACGCCTATCGAGATATATTCCGCTCAATGGATCGCTGGAATCTCCGAATTTTCCGGTTTCAATCGGTTCACCGTCGCGCAGAAATGGCAAATACCCGTCCTTTCCCTCGATGCTTACGAAAGACAAACAGGCATTAGCGATACCCTTGAACTGCCTGGCGTCCCTTAATCTTTTCGGTGCGCTGTTGGTATTATGAGCCGATAAGAACGAAACGATGTTCGAAATCGGGATAGCCAAAATATTGCTGTCGGGCATGAGATATATTTTCTGTGTCCAGTCCAGCTGTGTCTTGTTGTCGCCTGCATACCGATCGAACATGATGGGCGTTAAACCTCTCAATCGTATCTGCCTTGTTATTACTTCCAGCCTTGTGTCCGAACTTGTCATTTTTGCCATTCAATTTATCCTCCTAAAATCGTTTTTTCGGGTTGAATCACATCAACACCCAAAATCCCGCAGCCTTAAGCCTTAGCCTCATTCATCATGTTTTATATTCCATCTCCGTAGGATGCTCTCTTTCATATATCCTAGAGAATTTAAAAGCATGTCAGGCCGCTTGTTCATCTTCGAACTTTACGCCTCCATCTGTTTTCTTTTTCTGATAAGGCATCCACGGGTATAAAGGGCAGTCCGGCATCTTGCAGTCAATGCGTCCATCATTGTAATAGCCGTTGCACTCGCAGCATTTTGCAGTTACGGCGCTTTTTAACGTAATAGGCTTGCCTTCCATATGTGCTATCAGCATGGTTTTGCCAGCCGATGCCGGTGCTGTTTTTAATCCATTCGCTAATTCCCTCGATTCTCTCTGCTTTTTGTTCTTTCGTTTTGATTCAGTCATTTTGATATTTTCCTTTGTGTTTTTACTTGCCCAAATAAGATCCAATGGCGGCATGTCCTCACCCCAGATATTCTTCAATCGCCGCTATCGCCTCATCGTCACCATGAGCAACAAGGCATTTCCATCCCTCATCAGCCAGCAGGCTCAATACCATCGCCTGTTCCTCGCTGACTTTGCCATCTTTCGTTTTCATTTCGATTGCCAATCCCGTGTATTCGCCGCGCCTGACGTACAGCATTAGGTCGGGCCATCCTCTAGGCATCGGCTGGCTGTGCATGTGGTTGATGACCGCCCACGGCGAGCACAGCGCCCCGCACCTACATTTGAAGTGCATAGGGATACCTTCAAGCCCTACCCGCAGCATTCTCAGTTCGGGCAGCAGCGCCATATGAGACTTAGCC